GCCCTCCCCAGCGCGCGGCCAGCGGGACGGGAACGCGCAGCATCAGCCAAGAACTGCGGCGCCAGCACCAGGCCACAGCCAAGCCCGCGGCCCAGGCAAACATCGTGACGTGCAGCCCCGAGATCGAGGATAAAACGATACCGCTGTAAACCATTCGTGCAACGCGGATTTTAACCGGTTGGACATTCTCGCGGACGGGTTATTGCCGCCAAACTCACAGGCTCACGAGGCTAAAAGCTTGATTCACGTGGGCTCAGCGCGACGTAAATTCAAAAATCTGTCGGCTTAGGGCATTTCTCAGTATTCAAAGTCAGATTGAATCTGTACAGTCCGAGGAATGCGCTGCAACGAGGACGACCCACCCAGGGTTTGGTTTGCGGCTGCGCCTCTCTTTAACAATTTGCATCAGCAGTCGAGTATGCGCGCGCTTCGCAAGGGGCGCGGCATATATCGGCCTGGATCGGTAGCTTAGCGGCCAAAGCGCCGTCCCGTACAGGGGCGGTCATCGTGGGTTCGACTCCCACCCGATCCACCAAAGCCAGGACTTGCGGACCTGGCCTGTCGTTAGCCTGTGTGGTTTGCACCTAGGCGGCGGCATGACACGCTGTGGAGCTTTGAAATGACTCAAGATAGTAATAGCAACAACTCGGCTGCTGATGCATACAAGGTTTGGAAGGCTGGTGAGATCACCTTTCAGGTCAAGCAGAAGAAGTCGAAGTACCCGTTCGAGCGCCTGACGCAAGTTGGTGATTCGTTTCAGGTGGGCAAGGACGACAAGACCTTCAATCAGCGCGCATATGCTGCACGCAAGAACTACAACGACAAAGGCCAAGGCCGCGTTGAGGTGAAGAAGGCTAGCGGTTTTGTCTATCTGGTTCGGGAGGCTTGAGATGAAGTATCAAGTCTACCAATGGCCTCTGGGCACGCTGTCTCCTGGATGGTATTTTCACGCTGGCATGGCAGATGGCGAGAAGCTTATCGCGCTGAGCTCTGCGATCAGTGCTCGTCAGCTTCGTCACCCGAAGGAAAAGTATCGCGTGCAGTTCAGCGAGAGCTTTGACGTTTTGGTGTGGAGGACCGCATGAGCAATCCTGCACGCAAGCCGAAAACGACCCACCTGACCACTCACCTGGATTCCAACGCTTTGTTTTTCAAGGTGTGCCGCATGCAGGTGGGGGATCGTCTGATCAGCCACCTGCCGGGTATCAGCATGAAGCTCGTCCGCAACGGGTTTTACAACGCGGACTACAAGCTGACCGTCGGGCACTACTTCGTGATGTTCGAGAAGGTGGCTTAAATGGCTAACGACCGCAACTTCATGGAAGCGGTCGACGATCCTGAACCAATCGTTGACCGTGATCTTAACGACGGCTGTTTGGACCCCACCGACCCGAATTTTCCAGCGTGGGTTGAATGGCACCTGTCCAAGCCATTGACTCAGGAGTTCATCGACGGGCTGCGCAAGAAGCTTGAAGAGTATGGCGATGAAGTCGGCTTGCATGAACTGGCAAGTATCAAGGCGCCCACACGCTTCGACTTTCGGCGCCTGCTCAATGTGGCTGAGCAAAAGTATCGCAGCCCGTGTGATGTGAGCGGTCTGACTTATTGACCTGACTCACTTCGCTTCAAAACGCCGGTGGCGGCGGCAGACATCTGTCTGCTTACTGGGTTCGATTCCCAGTTGAAGCGCCCGTCAACGTCTTACCGGGACGTGGCGCGTTGTACTGACAAGGTTGTCAGGCAGCGTCAACCGACGGTTATTGCCATGAAACTGAACTTTATCCCTGACCCCAACTTCAAGCCCAAGCGCCAGTTCGACCTGATCCCTACCGACGACTATGTCGTAATGATCATCGGCACCGAACAGAAGAAGACCAAGGGCGGTCACGCCCTGAATCTGACCTTCCAGGTGCTGGATGGCCCATACAAAAATCGTCGCTTCTGGGTGATGCTGAATATCGACCACTACGATGACGCTGTGCAGCAGCGCGCCTACAACGAGCTTCACTCCCTGTGCAAGGCTCTCAACATCACTGACGAGCTGACCACCGAAGCGCTGTGCAACAAGGCTCTGACGGCACGTGTTTACGAGAGCAAGGCAAAGGACGGCTTCGAAGCGAAGAACTCGGCGCGCAACTTTCGCCCTAGCAACTGGCTGTACCCGCCTGAGCTGGTGAGCATTGAGGAGCCTAAGAAGCACGAAGAGCCGGTCGCGGCACCTGCGCCCGTCCCCACAACTGCTTCGGCGAAGCCCATGCTGTCAGCAGAGCGGGCTCGCGAGCTTTACGCACAGCGTCGCAAAGAGGCTGAAGAGCTGGCGAAGACGATGCCCTTCTAAGCAAGTCACGAACTAGAAAAACAGCTGCCGTTTTGGTGGCTGTTTTCGCATCTGGAAGGTGACTGTGTTACTGCCAGGAAAACGCTTGAAATGGCCCATGCCGGCATTATGTTTACCGGGTGCCGGTGCAGGTGCCGGCCATCGAAAATCGCAGCTCCTGGGGCAGATTTAGGGCATTGGTGACGGTCTGGAAGATTGGCCGTCTAGCGGAAAACGAAGATGAATCTGCTGAACGGTTTGTCCTGCGTGCTGAGCGCTCATTTGCGCCGCAAGGCGCACCCGCAACCACAACCTCTCAACCAACCGGCGCTGACGGCCACACGGCGATGCTTGTCATCGAAGCCGCAAGGCTGACCCGTGTGATGGCATGCGCCGTGAAGCCGATCTTGCTTGCCAAGTCGGCTGTCATATCTCAATCACTGCTCGCGCCTGACGGCGCTCTCAAGCCATGCTCGTTCGATGCGCCTGGGTACAGCCGCATTTCGACTCGCCTGGCTGGAAGTTGGCGATAGCGGTTTTTAGTAGTAGGTCCTAGCGGTTTCCATATAGGTTCTATCTTCTCTATAAAAACCGCTAGGATTTATTCAGAAGACTAATCTTCGTTTTCCGCTAGACAGTCGCAACTTTTATAAATACTTCCGTTAATGTACTTTGAAGACGATCAGCTGATTGCCGGTTTTGATCTCTCCTAGGTCCTAAGTCTTTTGTTGAAGGCTGATCGTCCTCAAAGTGCATTAACCGCTGACCTAGGAAGCAGCGTAAGGATCAACCAGCAATCGAAATTCTATTAAGAAGGCTTATTATGCAAACCCAAGTTCGTCCATGGCGCCTCAACACTGAGCGCTCAGCTCTGTTCATCACAGAGTTTCTCTCACCCCTCTTACAAGCAATCTCTCGTGTCGAGCTTGACCCGACCCTTGCCGTAGAAGCAGGCGCTCAGTTCACAGACCAATCCTTAATCACAGAGTTCAGCTACAACCACGACTTCAAGCAGGTTCGCATCTGCATGAGCCCACTCGCGCTGACAAAGGCTTATGGCAAGCCGGCCACACGCATTTGGCGCAAGCTTTTCGCCCAAGTACAGATCGGCTGCCATGACCCGATCACGCGCACGAAGATCAAAACTTCATGGGCGCCGTCCAAAGCCGCAGTTGACCAGCTTGCGATGCGCACCGTAGCCATCCTAGGCAAGCGGAACGCAGTCACCGCTTCAGAATACCTCCAAGTTCTGGCCGACCTGCCAGAGATTGTTGCTTCAACTGTCGAGTATGCCGAGGTCTTCGATAACCTGGGATTCAAGCGCTTGGTCAAGAAGCCAGGAACTAAGAAGAAGCTGGTCACACGCGAAGAACGGCAAGCGATCCTTGCTGCACAGAAGCCAAAGCGCGAAGAGCTGAACAACTACAACGCAGAGCGCTTTACTAAGATGCGTGAGCAACAAACATTTGATCCTGAGATGCAGAATTTATAAATCCATGCCTCCTTGGCTAAATATGACCAACGAGGAGATGACCATGAGAATGAAGAACTTAGCGCACGAAGAGCTTTACTGCATCGAAATATCGGCCAACGACATTGACCAATGCTTCAAGTACGACGGCTGGGAAGCACGCTGCGAAGCTAGGTTGGCCGAAGCCTTGGCATTCAAGGTCAAGCAGGTCGCGCGCCTAGCAGCCCTAGGCCGACCAGCTCAGACAATCTACGAAGCATTCGCGAGATAAGACGGTCAACAAGGCGGATGCCTTAAACCGTCACACTTGTAGCGTTCCGCCGGCAAAGTCGATGCTCTTGACCGGCCAGTTCGCGTAGATCACGTAGCCCAAGGCGTCCAACGGACCGTCCAGCATCCCGTCCTTCTTCGGCTTCCCTGTCTTCTCGTCCCATGGCTGCTGGGTCAAGCACTCGGCCAGGATGGGGCACTTCGCGACGTTCACCTTCAGGCGCCGCTCGCCCTTGCCGTTCAGGATTTGCGCGTTCACCGAGTTGACGCGGTTGCGGATGATCGGGTTCGCAGGCTTGTTCATGCAGACGAACCCAGCCTTCTGGAGCTGCGCGATGTCTGAGTCCGAAGCTGATGTCTTCTCAGCAGCGCCTGAGGCATCCGGGGCGCACATGATCCGCTTGCCCGGATAGGCCTTCTTGATCTGAGCAATCGCCTCCTTGGTGGTCCCTGACCCGTAGTGCTCGCCGATGACATAAGGCGTCTGATTCAGGACCGCAACGGCAACGATGGAGATGCCGCGGCTCTTGTCGCCTAAGACGTTGAAGTCCATGCCTATGTGGATGGTTTTCACCGTCTCAGGCAGGTCAGCCAACGTCATGTTGGTGTTGTTGAGCTGGTTGTCCCACTCGTTGTAGACCGGGCCGTTGGTCAGGTTGACGAACTCCCCGTCGATGTAGGCCGCAAGGTAAGCGGCCGGGTAGGTAGCCCGCAGGTCATCGAAGAAGGACGCGTCGAGGAAAACGTTGTCCGTCCCCTTACCGCGAATCAGGCGCCTGTCATCCTGGTTCTCAGGTGTGAGCTCCTTGACCCAGTGCCGGTACAGGAACCCGAAACCTTCAGGCGTGCTCACCGCAACGGCTTGCCGATGTTTTTCAACGCCGCTACGCAGAGCGCCTTTCAGCTTGCGCCATGCTTCCAGGGCGACCGTCTCGTTGATCGTGTCGCACTCATCGATGCCGAAGAAGGCGAGGTTCAAGCCCAGCCCGTCGCGGATGTTCTCGGCGGACAGTACGTAGATGATTGTTTGCTTGCGCCCAAAGTACAGGACAAACTTCCGCTCTGACCGGTTGTATCTGTACTTGACGCCATGCTGCTCCAAAGCATCGAGCATCCCAGGAATGATTGTCTTGGTCGCCATCGGTCCTGTTGGACTTAGCGCGGCTCCGACATAACCCGCGTGTAACGCAGCCAGAGTAATCAGCTTTAAACACAAGCTGTAGGTCTTGCCACAGCCACGACCACCAACTAACGCAAGGTCACGTGTGGTGGTGTCTTCGATGAAATCTATTTGATGGGGAAGGAGCTCTAGGTCAAGTTGCATGACCTTATTAATTGCTCCTAGCGCTTTTCTGCGTCCCTCTCAGCACGCCAACGCTTCATCCGCTCTGAATACTCAGCTTTTTGCTCAGGCGTCTTTCGCTCCCACGCAGCACGAACCTTTAACCCGCGCTGATCGGCAATCCACTTATTTCTAATTGCAACCAGCCCACGCACAAATTCGCGCACATGCCTTCGCCTCAACCCAGGAACTACCTCTTCATCAAGGTCAAGCTTCGGCTTAACTTTCTTCTTGAGCTTGAATGAAATGTAGCTTCGGTCATAAACACCTGAAGGCACTTACTCCTCCGTCTGCTCGCGCACAGCACGCCGAATGTTGACCGTGACTGTGCTATCACCGGCATCGATGTCAACAGAATCATTTTCAGCTCGGCCACCCCACGTCTTCGTGAGATAAATCTTCGCAACGGGAATGTTGCTCGCCATCAACGAGCCAAGAGTGTTTTCCGTTACCTGACCTTCAAGCTCGGCGGCACCTGCACGCCAAACATCGCCATAAGCACGGTCAAAGAGATTTTTTTCAATTCCGAAGTAGTGCGCAATGGCACTCATTTTCATACCAGCTACAGCACAGCCGTAGACATAGTTCTCAATCTCTTCGTGAACCTCTTGCACATCACGTGTAGCCCACTTCTGCTTCCAATCAGATAAACGGACACGCCACCCGCTCTGCGGCTTAGGCTGGAAGGAATTAGAACGAATGGCCATATGAGTAGTACTCCAAAGAGCATATTTACTCGGGGAGCCACTAACTCAGGCATAGGCGGTTCAACAACGGCCTGCGGACGGATGTCTTGACACCGATTGCACCGTCACCAAACAACCGGATCAGCGCTCACATGAAACCGGATTGAACGGCTTGGGTGAAGACCTCAAACAACCGGTGAAACCGTCACTGTTGCTTGTCAAAAACTTTCCAGCGTTTTTTATCACATGGTGAAAAAGACAGTCGCCCCGTGAAATTGGTCTACTCTTAGCCAGCTCAGCTTCAGATAATGCCGATCAAACATTATCTGACTTCAGATAACGATCTAGATTATGCCCTGTCAATATGCCACTATTTTCTAACAGTCGCCAGTCACTCGCCTAGCCCGGCTCTTGGACAGGCATAATGGCTATTACTATTATGCCTTCAATATGCTGAGCTATTACTTGGTCACGCACCAAGGTTGACCAAGCCCCGTGTTGAGCGTCTCATAAGCTTTTCTTACGGCGACATAACCCTTATCCTCACAGGGCTCGAACGCTCTTTAAAAGCTTGTCATACGCCAGATAAGGGCTCATCCTGCACGTGACGGTCACCGACCTTGTCGTATTTTGTATAACGACGACCGAGTTTCAGATGGTGAACTGGGGCTGACGATCCAGGGCCAGTCCAAGCCCTATCTGGCTGGCAACAAACTGGTCGGAAGTCACTCGGAACCGTCAAAAAGCCTTTTCCAAGCCCGTGATCGCGTGTGAGCTCACGCTGGGAAGGCTGATTTGAGGCTTCGGTCAGCCAGAGCGGCGATCCAGGGCCAGTCCAAGCCCTATCTGTCGGCTGAAAAGTAGAGGTCGCGTTGGGCACTTCGCGAGAACTTCTTGCACGAGCACACGGCAGATCAGTTCTTCACCGACATGCAGATGGATGCCTATGGCTTGCTGGGCCAGCTCACTAGATCGTGCATCGCAATGCACTACATCAACTACGGCACATCCTCGGTGCGAGCGCCTAGGAGCAGAGACATTCACTAGGAGGCACCCGATTGACCGTCACTTCGGCATGTACGGCTCGCGATCCGCCCACATCAACTGCAATGCATTGCGATGCGCGATCTTCCGCGTTCGCGGGTTGCTGGCTTCCTGGCGTGTCCTAAGCTGTCAGCCATGAAACACGCAAAGAGCCGCCCAACCAGCCCGGGTGAAGCGGACCACCTCACACCTTGTGCACAGGGCGAGAACGGCGTTCCTGGCTGTCCTATGAAGTCATCCCGCGCAAGGCACCGGCTGTGCACCGGCTACCCACAGGCTTGTGCACATCCATCTGCTGATGGAGGCCCTAAGCTATTACGCATGAATCCCGTGATGCCACTGCCCCACGCCCTCGGTGAACAACATCTGCAGGGAGGCGCCCATGAATGACAAGGCTGCGTGGACCATCGCGCTCTCGGTAGTGGTCACCGCACTCGGGACCCTCGCAGACAAGCTCGTCCCCCTCTTTGACGAGCACGCCGTAGGTGCGCAGTTGTTCATCGCCGTGCTGGCCATCCTGGTCCTAGGCGGCTTGGTATTCTTGGTCTTCGGAGGTGCTGGACAAGCTCCTGAGGAACCTCCCAGCAAGCGGCCACCACGCCGGAAGACCACCCGTTAGAAGGTTGCTACGGCGACCAGGACATCGACTACCTGCCCGAGGACATGACAGTCTACTGACCTACCGCGTGCAGGTTCTCGAGCCCAAGACCACTGTCAACTACCTCAAGCTCACCGCGGTGCCCGACCTGTACAGCACGCAAGATTGCTGACAAGGACATCAAAGACTACGCCGAGCTCATCGAGAAGGTGCAGCACCCGCTCGCACACCTTCTTTGCAGGCCAAACCATGTTGATGTTGACGGTTCCATGGCGTGCTCTTCAACACCATCAAGCCATGGAACACCTCGCTGAAGACCGATGACGAGGCACAGAAGGCGCAGGTACGCCATTCTGGTAAGCATGAAAAGCGGGCTAGTGAAGGTCACCAGCCTGCTCACCGTCTAGCCGCCGATGCTTCGACGTGCAGCGGCAGCACCTATTGCAACAGCCGCAGCAATCACGCCACGGAAGGAATACCAGAACCAAAGAACGTATGTGCAGAAGGTTTGCCAACTCGCAGTTTTGAAACAGCCACGGTCAACCAACTCCCGCAGGAAAGCTTCTTGATCCGCAAGCAATTTCACGTTCTTCTTCCGCAACCCTGGGTTCGGCAACAAGTCATTTAGTGCATTTAGCCGACGGACCGAAGAGCTAAGCTTGATACTTGCCCGTACTTTGCTGCCTTGATTTAAGTACGAATAGTGAGCTTGTTCTAGTGCGACGCTTGTCACGCCTTGTACTATTGACTCTTCCGACAGATGTGAACTTGACTTATTCGCGATCTGCGCCAGGCCGAAGAAGTGAACATAGTAGCGATCATAATCCCTGGAAAACCGCCAACGCTCGACAAAGCTCTTGATACCTAGCTCACGTTGAGCATAGTGCCGTGCGTAAGAGCGGCCGGCGGCGCGATGGCCAACCTTCCTTAGTGCTGGAAAGCGACTCTCCAGCTTTTGTAGCAAATTTCCCTCAAATCCCATTTCAAACTTTCAAGCGTGTGCCGGTCCAAGCATCTGAAAGCCCATTAGCTGGCAGTACTCTTGCACTGCGCGCTGACCTAGGCCAGTAATAAAATGCTTAGTCCGACGAAGTTGGTATTCGCTCGTAGGTTCCTGTTCGACTTCACGCACGTACCCTTTCTCGACCAATCGCTCTAAGGTTGTGTAGATTGTTCCACGGCTGATAAACCCGTCAGACTTGGAGACAAACTCTGAACCATAAAGACCATTTGGGTGGTCGATCAAGAGGCGAAGTGCCTTAAGTTCCCTAGGTGCTACGGCGGACGAATGTGTCTTTGACTCTTGTAGCTTCACAATTTAAAGCCTAATCGGACCCGACGGAGCAACCATTAAGATTGGAAGCGCCAGCATTTTGATTAAGCTAATTAGATTTTCAGTTTAATGGATTAGTGGGTTAGCGGATTTGATGGATTAACGAATTTGATGGATTAACGGATTCGAATAATGGATTCGCAGATTAATGGATTAGCGGATTAGCGGATTAGCGGATTAGCGGATTAATGATTTTGCGGTTTTGCGGGTTGAGGCTGACTGAGCAGCATGGCCAGTCTACAAGCACGTGCTGACTTTTGCAAGCACCTGCGTGTTAGGGCCGCTTAGCCCGTCGGTGTGCACACCTTCCGGTCCTTGCCGGACAGGCTTGCATGACTACGATCTTCCTAGGAGGCAACCATGTCAGACACCGTCCAACTCGCCCTCGTCGTCCAATCCTTGGCAGCGCGTCAGCAAGTCTTGTCGATCACGGTTCACGAGCTCTTGCGGCTCTTGCCTGGGCACGAAGCATCGGCCTGTGCCCACGCGGTCAGTGAAAGAGTCGGCGAGCTGGTGAGCGGCTCAACGGCGACCTGCGTCCCGCAGATTGACGAGGCAGTCGCTCAGGAGCTAGCAGCAGTGTTGGCGGCGTTGCGGACCTAGTCCAGGGCCAGCGAAAGGCCATGAAACTGCCGGTAGTGGTCGAGGTTGCAATCGACAACGCCTGCATCCGTGATCTTCAGCAGGCCACCGTCATACAGTGCGTGTAGGTCCTTGCGCAGGAGGAAGCCGTCGGTCGCCGCGTTGTCCCCTGACTTCCAGTGGCGTCCGATTCGATGAGCGGCGTCCAGCGCCTTGCCGATGTCACAGCCGCTGATCACGCATCGTCCTTGGCATGACTTGAAGACCCGACCTCGAAAAGCGGCTTGATCTGGCCGGACTTCGACGCTAGCAAACCTCGCAGCCTTCACCGCCAGGTCACCTTCGGACTCTTGCGCAGAAGGGTCAGCCTCTCTCTTTTCCCAGTAGCTGTAGAGGCGCTGGCGCTCAGCCTCGTCATCTACGACACCGAACTCCGCCTCCAGCCCCTTCGAGCAATGACCGCTTCCCTTGCTGACAATGAGTGCGGTGATGATCGGCTCGTCCCTGTTGTCGGCTTCGTGGCCAAGGTAGTCCATTGCGTGCCGCAGACTGAACCTGTCGATGTCGAAGACGTGCATGACATCGCTGTAAATCACCTTCTTTCGGGCGCGCGCCACCCTGATCAGCCAATCGCGCATTGCGGGCAGCTTGGCCTTGTATGCGGCCTGGTCCTTGACGTTGGGAAGCCGGGAAGGCCGCTGGAGCAACGCAACGATCCGGTCTTTGACGTTGGTACCGACGTTGGCCGCCGGCTTGAGGCCTGGCACCCACGGTTGCTCAAGCTCTTGCAGCACCGCAGAAATGTTCTGCATCCGGAACTCGAAGGCCTTGTCCGTTCGGCGGAAGCGGGCAGCCAGCTCTCTGTAGAAATTCTTTTTTGAGTACGGCTTGCGCTCGGCCTCACACCGCTGCATGTCTCTGTATGCAGCTACGGCTGCGGCAAGCTCCTCGTCAGTCCATTCCGTCATAGCCAGCTCCCATAGTGAGTCTATGGTGCTCCGTAGCCTACTGCCCCGACTTCCCAGGCAGCGTAGACGGTAGGGTTGACCCTCGTTCACCATCACTCTAGCGCCACTGCGGTTCAGTGCGGCACGAGCACCCTTGAAGTGCTGAAGCATGCCCCCATTTGCACCTTACCCCACCGTGGTGAAACTGGTAAACACAGCGTTCCACCGCCATGACAAGGTCTGGTGCTACACCAGGCTGACTGATACCTTCTTGTGGACATCTCAGTCGTGGCGTTAGTTGAACGTGCGACATGGTCGTTGGAGGTTCGAGTCCTCCCGGTGGTCCACGCTCTCGTGGGAGCATAGATAAGTACTTCAAAGGAGTACTTTCTTGCTCGTACACATCTCAGACCTCACGCGTGAAGACCTTGAGGCATTTTCAAGGGCTCCCGTCACCATCAGACGGCGCTCGCTCGACTCAGCAAAGGTGAGCGCGCCTGAGACAGTTGTCATCACAGCCCGCAAGTTCACCAAGGGTCAGCGGCGCACGATGCTCAGAGGCACCGAGAGGAAGCTCGTGACGCTTGAGGAACAGCAAGCGCATGAGCTCGCTGGCTGGACGATGCTTCGTGTCGGACGCAAACCCTCAGCTACGAGCTACGTGCCGAAGAGAACCGCGATGCACAGAGGCGATGACAACATCCTTGTCGAGCATGACAAGGTCCCTGAGTACCTCGCTCAGGGTTGGAGCATGGGCCGGCTCAAATCGCGTGGGCGTAGGCTTGGCTGACATCCTCGGCGAGCAAGCCCATGTAGGCGAGTGTTTGACGCTCTGAGGAATGGTTCAGGACATGCATCAGGGTAGTCAGCGAGGTGCCGAACTTGTCGTGCTGCAGCCTGACGAAGGTCTTCCTCAGCGTGTGGCTCGCAATCCGACCTTCAACGCCGACCTCATCGGCCCACTGCTTCAACATCCGGGTCAGCCAAGAAACGCTGAGCTTTCCCCTCTGCCCAGAAAACACGTAGAACCCTGACGAGCTGTCCAAGTGGCGTTGCAGCACCTGTGAGGTTGGGAGGTTGAGCACCACCTGCCTGAGCTTGCGGGTCTTGCCTTCGATGACGGTCACTTCGTAGCGCCCGTCAGGCAGCAGCTTCAGGTCTGAGCGCTCCAAGGACAGCAGGTCACCGGCTCTGAAGGCCGTGTTGCAGCCCATGACGAAGAGCGCCAAGTCCCGAGGCCGGTCTCTCAGCAGCTCCTTGATGGCGGCCACGTGCTCGATATCCTTGAGGGGAGTCGTTGTCGTGACCTTGCCAGTATGTGAGGGACGATGACCGACGGTGAACATAGTGTGCAGCCGAAGTTTTGATAGAAGATCTTAAATCTCCTGCTCAACTTAGTACACCAGTTGCATCACCATCTCAGTTAAGTACTAGCCAGGAAATTCCTCGTTCGTGGGTTCACTCGAATCTCGGGAATGAATCGAATCCTACGCGTTCTGGTCGAACAGATTTCGATAATGCGACGCTTGAATTGCTTATCCAGATAGGCTAGCATTACCACAAATCATTACGGGCTTTCGGTGAGCAAAACATGAATGCTATTGGGATAAATCCAGTTTCAGCTCCATCTCAGCCCGCACTGGCAATACCATTCGAGCCGACGGGAAAGTTCTGCTATCACTTCGGCAGATATACGGTGATCCCTGAAATTCAGGAAATGCCAGAAACGTCTGGTGAACTCAGCTTCCGACTGACAGACTTAGCGCAAAAGGTAATCGACAAGTACCTTACTCCTGAGCAACAGAGCATCAAGGTTAAAAAAGCGCAGTCAGATAAGACTGACTACCTGCACTCGCTGATCAAGTTTTACGTGTCGCTCCTCGTGAGAGAGCGTGAAATCTTCGTCAGGCTAGGCGACGGTGTTTTTAGATCGAAAACCGTTGCAGATATCTCAGACGTTGAGCTTGAAGAAGCTGCTCTTGCCGACGGCGATGAAGGAACAGATGAATTTGAAGGCTGGATATACGCTTTCAGCTTTCCTACCCTGGTAGTTCAAGGCGCACCGTTCCCTATCAAGATCGGAAAGACCATCAAGGATTTGGAGGAACGGGTCTCGCAGCAGTGCAAAGGCTCCGCTATGTTTGAGAACCCTGTAATCCTGGGTCGGTGGCAAGTGCGCCGAGTTGGTCCCACAGAGTCTGCTGCTCCTAACGTCCTGAAGGCACGTGGAAAATGGCGTGAGAATGCGCCAGGCAAAGAGTGGTTCGACACCACCATCACTGAAATTCAGCAGATCATCGACTTCATCAACTCTGCCAATTGACGACCGAAAAAAGCGGCCAAGAACTTTAGTTTCTTGGCCGCTGTGAATTTTGGGGGTTTACGGTGGCGGCTTATCCAACAAACCTCCCGAAATGGACTTATCCCGCTGCAGCAGGTATGAGTGCGCCGCCTAGAACTACTTGGCCTTGCGACGCTTGGACGGACCCATTGCGGTGGCTACGGCTTGTGAGTCATTGGCCGCAGCTTCTTCAGATTCCAACCGTGCAAGCTCTTGATGTGCGGCGGCGGTCAGCAGCGCCAAGCCTTCAGGCGTGTTGGCGTCGGGATTGAATGCCGGGTCATTGACTGGCAGCTTGGCCGGCTCAGCCTTGGGATGCACGAGGGCGAATGCCTCGGCAACGAGCTGAAGGGCGGATGCATCGAGCTGCTCAACGTAGCGGGTGGCCGTCTTGTAGCTCTTCCCCTTGCCCAGGGCTTCAGCCTCGATGCACTCGGTGACCTTGCCTTCGGCGTCGGTGTGCACGAAGAGCGTGATGTTCAGAGCGGCGAGGGTCTTGAGATCGCCAAGCTTCTGATGATGTGCCCAGTAGTCGATGTGGCGCGAAACTCCGAAGAGCTTGCCGTTGATGACTGCCGCAAACTTGTCAGCGCTGGGGATCACGACGCAGTAGGTCATTTGAAACTCCGATGAGGTTGCTAAGTATCAACGAGGTGTTGATAGTTAGATCCTAATAAGAGTTTCTACTCCCGTGAACCAGTCTATACAAACTCAGTATAGTACTTAGTTTCCCGTCAGCGCGACAATCTGCTTTCTGCAGACCGTCTCATTGAGCGCATACTCTTCGGGCGAGTCAAACGTCTGATGCTGAGCCCTGATTGCGGCAATCTCAGCTTCTCCCGCCTTGAACGGATGCTCTCCTGCTTCGATGCGAGCTTTGAGCTTGTCTTCCATTTTGGCGAGACCTGCCTGATAGATGCGCACGTGCTCTTGCTCGTGATTCAGCACGTGGTTGAAAGCGCAGCGGTTCGCCTTGAGCTCGCTCGCAACATAGAGGACAGGGTCTTTGAACCCGACCGTTAGCTTGCAGTCCTTGAAGGTAGTCGAGCTGCGCGTCAGGACCATGCCGACCTCACCGCCTAGGCCGAGCTTAACGAGCTCAGGCATCGTTTTGTCGAAGTTTGTTTGAACTGTGAAAGGGAGAACTTGAATCTCGACCTTCTCACATGCTTGCGCTTGACAGGCAAAGCTAGCGCAGGCGACTATTAAAGCCGCAATTATTTTTTTCACCTAACTAACTCCTTTGGCCGCTTCTTGCGGCTCTGCGGAGTGGTTCTGGCGAGGACCGCCAGAAACTCAGGTCTTGCGACCTGAGAATCTCCCTAAATCAAATCAATTTAGGTTAGGAGATAGTAAAACTATCTTAATTAGGGAGATACTGTTGCCGACAAACTGGTGTCAGTATTGCGCCTCGCTCTCAATTCCGCCTGCTGCTTCTTGGAAATTGCAGAAAGCTTTGCGCGGGTCTCTGGAGACGTCGGCCTATTGCGCCTAGCTTCTGAAATTTTGGCTCTAGCTTCTTTTGACATCGGAGCTTTGTTTCTTTGAGCAGCTACAAGCTTTGCGCGAGTCTCAGGAGAGAACTCCTTTTGCTTCAGTGCAGCAGCGGACAGCTTGGCTCGCTTTTCCGGTGAACAATTTTTCGCTGCGTTCGAGAGTTTTGCGCGAGTCTCAGCGGAAGGATTTCTAGCAACCCATGAATAGCGCTTCCTGTCCATTTCATACAACCGCCTTGACTCGCGCCCAATACGACCGCCTGCTAATTTGCTAACCGCATATGCCAGTCCAGGACGATTGGGGTAGATGCGGCATAACAACCGATGCGCAAAAAGATGCTCTCCAGGCAATAGATTTACTAAATTGCTTATCGAATCATCGCCTCCCATGCATTTAGGCAAAATATGATGACGTTCTGTATAGACGCCTTCAGCGTATGTGCGCTGTTTGGCTCTATCAACTAACCTGTCATAATGAGCCTGATAGTTCATTTGTCTTCTGGCTTGGGATAAGCACCGCGAGCCCGAAGCTCCTTAATCGAGTCAGCAATCACCTTTCCGGCAAGCCGTTGCTCAACGTTGGAGACCTCATTGCGAAGCTCAACGACAACGGTCTTTAGCTGCTCACGAAGCTCGTCGTTGGTCTTTTCAGCAAGGTTGAAGCGCTCTAGTTGCTCCTTAGTCATAAATGAAGTCATGTCAGCTCCCATGTGTATGAGGAAACTGCCAATGCTGTGTCCTCGTTGTCCAGGAACCTCGCTTGGAGGTGCTCGTCAAGCTGAACCTGTGTTGTGACGCCGTCCTCAGGCTCTAGCTCGATGACTAGGCGCTTAGGACCGTTGAGCTCCTGTCCTGTCGCCTTACTCGCCCAAAGGATGTTTGTGAGGATTACTTTCATACTGCCCCCTGAAGCGAATGCACGCCGCGAGAGATTTGGGACACGATGGAAGGAGTAACGCCTGTGATTCGAGCGATGTGGTATTGATACTTGTCGCCAGCATTAAGCAACTCTTGAACTTGAATCAGTTGATCCAAAGTGATCTGGCAAGGAACGGTTTTCACCTTGCGTGGATTCTTCTGAACGTTGAAGCAGAACATGTCGCCTTCAATCAGATCAGTTTCAAGAGCGTCAGCTTCCCATTCAGGAAGCTTCGCAATTTGGTGGACGGTCCACCCAAGAGGGTTACGGTTGAATGCGGCTTGCAGCTCTTTGCTGTAGTGATACCCACTGACCAGCGCATTCATGTGGTCACGAAACCGCATGTTGATGTCAAGCTTGGTAAAGCCGTAGTAGACCGAGTTGATGAGCGGGTTGCAGATCATGTAGACGGTATGTGTGTCCATTGGGACGACGAGTTTTTGTGCCATTTGGTTGTCTCCTAGGTTGGCGGTTGTTGTTAGTCAGTTGTCGAGTCGGTGCCGTTGTCTTCCAGACGAACGGGATTTGCCAGTAGTTCTCCTGCGAGCTTGTATCCAGCCTTCTGGCAGCGGTTGCTTAGCGCCTTAAGCTGTGCGTCATACGCAGAGTCAGCGGTCAACAAGCCGTAGCGCAGCATGTCTTGCCTTGCTTTCCTGAGATTGTTGGCGGTGGCCTCAATCGTCGTTAAGTCTTTGGTTGTGAGGTTCATCGAAGCTCCTTTTTCATTTGTTCGATAGAAGTATTTATGGTCCTATAAACAAAATCGATAGAAATCGATGTGATTTGAAGCCGTGCACGGCTAGGAGTTGTCCGCCTTTGTAAATAGACCATTTAAGGGTCTCTTACCGATGGCTACTACTCCACTAGCGCTGGGAACGATTACTTCGCCGGCTGACCAGCTCGCCTCGTTCTTTCCTGGAACGGCAACGTCTCAGGTCTCTGCGCCAACCCCGCTGTTAGCTGTTCAGCGCGCTCTCTGGATGCAGGTAGACACGCTCTGGTCTGGCACTGCCGGCATGCGCCTAGCAGGAGAGACATATCTGCCTAGGAATGCAGAGGAGCCGCTCGACAACTACAAGCGCCGTCTTGCTCGCTCGACCCTGCACAACTACTACAAGAGCTCGATCCAGTCTGCTGTAGGCAAGGTCTTCTCAAAGGACATTCATGTCGAGAAGCCCAGCCTGCCGATGCAGTTACTTTTTGACGACATCGACGCTCAGGGCCGCAACCTGACCCAGTTTGCGAAGGACGTGCTGCAGGACGCCATCAACCACGGCATCACATTCATCCTGGTCGACCACTCAAGGGTTCCTGAGGAATACAAGACCCTCGCAGACAAGAACGCATCCGGCGCTCGCCCTTACTGGGTCGGCATCCCAGCAACGAAGGTCCTCGACGCTCGAAGCGCTGACTTCGGTGGGACACAGCGCCTCAGCTACTTCCGCTATGAGGAAGAAGTCTGGGAGCCGTCAGCGGATGGCTTTGGCGGCAGCGGCTATCGCCAAGTCCGAATCTTCAAGCAGGACCCAAACACCGAAGTCATGTTTGCTGTCTATCGCGAAGATGAGGTTGGCACGACATGGCGACTCATCGACAGCGGCGTGCTTGCCGGCGTCACGGCAATTCCTGTCATCCCGGTCAACGTCAACCGCACGAGCTTCTTCATGGGTCGCCCGCCGCTGCAGGACCTTGCTGACGTCAATGTCCAGCACTGGCAGTGCTCCAGCGACTATCAGAACAGCGTGCACGTTGCATCGATCCCGTTCCTGCTTGCTAAGGGAATGGGGCCGCAGGAACTAGATACGAGCGGCAACCCGCAAGAGATGCGCATCGCCGTCAACTCTGGGGTGATGGCGGTCGACCCGAACGCAGATGTCCAGTGGATTGAGGTCACTGGCGCAGCTCTAGCAGCGGCTCGGGCGAACCTGGACTCCCTGGTCCAAGAAATGGAAAAGCTTGGCACGACGCTATGCACCTCCACACCAGGCGGTGTCACAGCCACTGAAAAGTCCGTGAACGCCGCTGAGGCCAACTCGACAGTCAAGTCCTGGGCTCTAGCCCTGCAAGACGCTATCAACGGCAGCCTTGCATTCACCGCGGAGTACATCTCAGAGCAGCCAACAGCTCTCGCTCAGGTCAACACCGAGTTTGCGTCTGACTATGCCAGCGACACTACCTTTAGCTCTGTCCTTGAGGCTCACAAGCTTGGCGTCATTGATGCTGAGACGGTGGTCGCTGAAGCAAAGCGCCGCAACGTTCTTGACCCGACGGCCAAGATCAAAGTGCCTGAGCCAAAGCTAGTTGAGCCAGTCAAGCCTGAGCCAGCGAAAGATGCAGTGATAGGGGAAAAATTATAAATAGCTGTCAACAAGGAGATAAACCTACATGACAGTTGACCTATCTGCATTTGACGGACTTGACGAATCTTTCACCACGGTCCTAGCTGACCCAACAGTCCAGGAACGGCTACTTGCCTTCGCTGAGAAGCATAAAGAGCCGGTCCTCAGCAAGAACAAAGAGCTGCTTGGTAAGCACAGCGATCTGCAGAAGCAAATCAACGAGCTTGGCGGCTTTGAAAAGCTCAAGACCCTCGCACAACAAGCCGCAGACGCCCAGCGTGTGGCTGATGAGGCAGCGGCAAAGTCGGGCGATGTGGAATCTGTCCGCAGGCAAGCACAAGCAGAGATTGAGAAGCGCGATCAACGCATCGCTGCCATGGAACAGCGCGAACTTGTTGCCAAGACATCAAGCGTGGTCAGCAAGGCAATCCGTGAAGCTGAAGGCGTCTCTGATCTTCTAGAGCCGCATGTTCGTGCACGCATCAAGTCAACGCTCGACGCTGACGGCAAGGTGACGTTGACGGTCCTTGCTGCTGACGGTACAGAGATGCTTGCTGACGGCGTCAAGCCTGCAACGGTTTCTGACTTGCTCGCAGAGCTGAAGGCAAATCCAACATTCGCGCCAGCTTTCACAGCGAAGACGATCTCTGGAACAGGCGCTAAGCCTAATGCCGGCCCGCAAGGCATCGCCAATCCTTGGATGGTACCGACTCTCAACATCACTAAGCAGATGGAGCTTGTACGTTCTAACCCGACCTTGGCGAAGGCATTTGCTGCGGCTGCGGGCAAGACCCTCAACATCTGAAGAGCAATTTCTAAACAACCGCGGTAAATAAGCCGCACCCAATTAAATTGAACTACGTTCAATAGCGTTGGCTGGTCCTACGGACCCTTTGTGATGAGTCTACGACGATTCCAAATGCTTGTGCATTCCGTCGTAACTAATTACTCAAGGAGCCCAAAGTGGCCTACACACGCATTTCGGACATCATTGTCCCTTCAGTCTTCGCCGGATACCTCTCCGAGCAGTCCGTCCAAGCTAACAAGCTCATCGCTTCTGGCTTAGTGACGCTCAACCCGACTCTGTCTGCATACCTCGCAGGCCCATCAGTTGCGTTCAATCTTCCGTTCTGGAAGAACATCGACAACGACTCAACATCTGCAAACGTTCCGTCTGACGACGCAACCGTTATCGCTACGCCTGAGAAGATCACGGCTGGCTCGCAGGTTGCTGTTCGCGTCATGCGTAACCGCTCATACCAGAGCGCAGACCTCGCCGGCATCTTGGCAGGCTCTGACCCAGTTGCCGCTATCGCTACACAGCTCGCTGCTCGTCAAAACTCTGACCGGCAGGCTGAGTTGATGAACGTGCTCGCTGGCACGATCAACGAGACGAACGCTGCAAACTTGGTTCACACCATCGCTGCAGAAGCAACAGGCTCAGTCACTTCAGCAACGAAGTTCGGTACAGACGCGTTGATCGATGCTGTGACGAATGCTTGGGGCGACAACGCTGGTGCAGGTGGTCTCGTGATTCACAGCAAGACTTTTGCAGCGATGCAGAAGGCTAACCTGATCACGTTCATGCCTACATCGACGCAAGACATCGGCTTCGGCACGTACCTCGGCTACACCCTGATCGTTGACGACAAGGCACCGGTTCGTGCAGGCACGACTTCAGGTCTGGTCTACACGTCGTACGTCGTTCGTCCAGGTGGCATCGCCATGGGTGTTGCTGCTGAAGACATCCCGATCGAATTCGATCGTGCACCTGCTGCTGGTAACGGCATGGGTGTCGAGACGATGTTTGCTCGTGACCGCTTCTCCTTCCACGTTGCAGGTACTGCATGGGCAGGCTCGGTTTCGGCAGTCCCAACAGGTGCGGCTCTCGCAACTGCATCGAACTGGACGAAGGTCTTCCAAGACAAGAACGTCGGCGTCGCCGCAATCGTTCACAACCTGTAAGCCGCTGGCTTCAGACAAGGGCCGACTCGAAAGGGTTGGCCCTTTTTCTTGCTCTACAGATAAATAGGTGACCTGACCAAGGAGAACCGATGTCCGACCCACGCAACGCTGCTATGACGCAGCACATTGAGAACCAGCACCGCATTGAGATGAAAGAGCAGCTTGCGCTTGTGCTGTTAGAGCTCGCAGAAGTCAAGGCCCTGTTGACGGCGCTTCAGGCCAAAAAGCCTGCTAAGGAATAAGCAATGACGCTGATCGTCGAAACCGGCGCTGGCCTCTCAACCGCTGAGTCCTACATCTCAGTCGCAGATGCAACGTCATACTTTCTAAGCTTCGGTGGTAGCGATGCTTGGTCAAGCCTTGACGATCAAGAGGTAGCGCTACGTCGTGCCTCACGCGACCTGGACACGCTGTACGGAGCGTCGTTTCCGTCCACGCTGCTGAACAGCTCTCAAGCTCTGCTGTTCCCCCGCACACCTTTTACGGACCGCAATGGCCGGAATGTCTCTGGCGTGCCGCCTGTCCTTGGCTATGCAACCGCTGAGCTCGCCTTGCTAAACGCAAGCTCTGACGCCACGGGTCCTGCATCAGAAGCAGGCAACGTCAAGAGTAAGCGCATCAAGGCAGAAGGTGTTGAGAAGCAAGTCGAGTACTTCTCGCCTTCCTCGGCCACCAGCTCAGCGCTGCGCAAGGTGAACCTGCTGCTTTCGCCGTACCTGAACGGCTCATCAATGAGCTTCAGGGTCGTAAGAGGCTAAGCAATGGGAATCTTTGACAAAGCCTTTGCCCAAGAGATTGCTGCGCTCATCGCTGAGGTTGGTCAGTCAGTCTCAATCAAGCGCCAGGGTGCATCGGTCACCTCAGGTAAGGGCGTGTTCATCAGCAGCAGGAGCGAGAACATCACGAGCTCAAGGCTTCCTGGTGTCAGCAACGCCGCTTCGACCATGAAGACCTTGTTGCTTCAGGCCACGGTAAGCAAGCCGCCGCTTGTAGGCGACGACGTTGTGTCCTCTCAGGGCACCTTTCGAGTCATGACTGTTTCGGTCACCAATCCTGCCGGCATCGCCATCATCTACAAGTTGGAGTGCGTATGACCAACGGTGAGATTGAAGGCGTCTTCGCTGGTTTAGACACGAAGCTGCGCAAGTTCAAGTCCCAATGGGGCGTCGAGTTCATGGAGCGTGTGAAGGCCCGCACGCCTGTCGATTCTGGCCACCTGCAAGCCTCTTGGGGTTTCACCATGCTGGCTACGGACATCGAAATCTACAACGTGGCCGACTACGCGTCCTATGTCGAGTACGGAACACCTCACATGGCTCCTCGCGGAATGATGAGGACAACGATGCTCGAAGCTGACCAGATCAGCGAAGTAGCTGCTGAGAAAGCTGGGTTGAAGAAGTGAACTATGACATTGTTAGAACCCTGCTGAAGACGCAGCTCTTAACGGTTGCAAACCTTCCAGCTTTGCAGGATGAGAACACACAGATTGCGCCGGCCAAAGGCGCACTTTGGAGCCGACTCAGCCTGTTGACGGCTGAGCCAAACGCAATCTCAGTAGGTCCAAACGGCCTCGATGAGCATCAAGGGCTGGCACAGGTTGACCTCTTTTACCCGCAAGGGGCTGGCACATCGGCCTCAAATGCGATGGCTGCTGCCGTGATGGCTGCTTTCCCGCGTGGGTTTCGTGTCATGTCAGGCGTGGACAACGTGCTCACACGCATGGTCTATCAGCAAACAGCCTATCAAGCTGAGAGCTGGTATGTCGTGCCCGTCGTTATTAGATGGAGCTCCTTCAGAACTTCCACCTAAGGATAAATAAGTCATTAATGTCGGAGCACATAAATGACTATTTCCACAGGCACACGTTCACGCGTTGGCTTCATCGCTGAAGCAACTTTCGGCACCACACCGGCCACACCAGCATTCGCAGAGCTGCCGTTCACCTCTTGGAGCGTGAACATGACACGTGACGCCTACGAGGACAACTCGATTCGCTCCGACCGCATGGCCCGCTTCAATTTGAGCGGCAACGTTCAAGTCGCAGGCTCAGTCGATGTCAACTTGACGCACGGCTACTACGACCCGCTGTTTGAGTCGTTGCTTCAAGGCGCTTGGACAACAAACGTCCTCAAGGTTGGCTCGACACGCAAGGCATTCGCGATGGAAGAGCAGCAGCTAGACCTTCCTCAGTATCGCGTCTACAACGGCATGATTGCCGACAAGTTCAGCTTGAACGTTCCTTCGCAAGGCATCGTCACCGGAAAGTTTGACCTTATCGGTCAAAACCAATCCGCGCTCTCAGGCACGACCTTTACCGGCGCAACGTTCACATCAGCAACGGTCAAAAATCCCTTTACTGACTACGGCGCATCAGGCTTCATCAAAGAAGGTGGCTCAGCCATCGGCTACGTTTCAGCTCTACAGCTCGACGTTGACAACTCGCACGCTAAGAACTTCGTGATCATGTCAAACACGGTCCGTGACTTCACAACGGCTCGCTGCAAGATCACTGGTACAGCAACGGTGTTGTTTGAAGACTCGACGATGTACAACAAGTTCGTCGGAAGCACCGCGTCTTCGCTTGACCTAAAGCTAGACAACGGTACGAACACTCTTCAGTTCTTGCTGCCAAACATCAAGTACACGGGCGCAACGAAGACTATCAACGGCTCCGGCCCGATCATGTTGAGCATGCCTTTTGAAGCGCTGTATGACGGCACTTCGGGCAGCAACATCGTGATGACGAGGAACTAAGCGATGGGCCTCAAAGATTGGGCGCTCCCTGACGTTGCAAAGCTTGAGCTTATCCATCCTGTCAACGGCCCGACAGGCATCTTCCTACACGTGCTTCCTGAAGACTCGGATGCATACCGTGCGAAGGTGATCGAGCTCGCTCGCCGTCGCGTCAAGCTTGGTGAGAGCACCGACCCTGTCACTGAAAACGTGACAAACATGGACATGGCGCATGAGCTGACAGCAGCATCCATCGCTGGCTGGTCGGATGACACCGCGTTTGATGGTGCCTATTCACCAGAGCGTGCCCTTGAGCTGATGAAGATGGAAGGCCTTGCTTGGATTCGTGAGCAGGTTGTCGGCTTTCGCTCTGAGCGCAAGAACTTTTTTCGTAGCGCTCGCGGACGGTCTTGAGAACTATGTGAAGTGGGCCGTCCGACTGCATAAGCAGAAAGAAGGCGGTTCACTCTTTGAGCACTACACAAAAGTTCAGAACACCGTCAGCTTTCCTGAGACGGCAAAGACGCACGCCAGGAACGAGCTAACAGCGCCAAGGCTTCTCAAAGGAGCTGACTACTACCTCCAGCTGTTCTATGACCTAAATAGTGGTGCAAGACGCCAAGGTATGAATGGCTTCGAGCCGTTTAGCTGGGTCGAAGTTGAAGCGTACCTGCGCTTGACAAGGCAAAGCATAGAACCGTGGGAGGTACGCCTCGTGAAGCGGATGGACAGCGCGTGGCTGCAAGCCGCCGCTAGCGAGGAGAACAGTTAGTGACACAGCTAGTAGACCTATTCTTTCGAGCATCCACGGATCAGCTCGACAAAGCGCAAGACAAGCTAAAGCAAGTTTCTGCTGAAAGCAAGAAGGCCAACGGCGAGACTGACTCGCTGAAGTCTGCTTTTGAGGGCCTGTCATCAAAGGCGCAGATGGGCGCTGGTGCTGTGCTTGCTGTCGCAACCGCTGCAGGGACTGCTTACCTGGCCTTCGCAAAGCTTAGAGACGAGGCAATCGAAGCCGGTGACAGGATGAACGATCTTGCCAACCGTAGCAACGTTGCGGCTTCTAGGCTCTCGTTGCTTGACGCGATGGCGAAGATGGCTGGCTCATCGGCTGAGGAGCTTGTGTCATCGGCTGAGCGCTTAGGCGCCAAGCTTGCAAGACAAGACGAAGCATCAGGACGTGCTGCGGTTGCCTTGAAAGAGCTTGGCATTAACACGAAGGACGCCAGCGGCGAGCAGAAGTCGATGCTTCAGCTCCAAGAGGAAATCATCCTCGCTGTAGACAAGTCAGCCAACGCCGCAAAGGCCGAAGGCGCTGCAATTCAGCTTCTTGGCAACGAGTACTACAAGCTACGCACGGTTGTCAAAGAAGCCGCTGAGAGCAAAGGCGAAATGTATGACTACATGGTCAAGACCAACGCCTTGATCAGCACGCAGCTTGCAAAGAACTCAGACGAGTACAACGACAAGGTTGCGAAGCTTGGGCTTGCATTCAAGGGTGTAGGCAACTCGATAGCTACGTGGGCCTTGCCAGGAATGACCAAGTTTGTTGATTGGGCGACCAAGGCGAGCGAAGCAGTGGCCTCGTTGACTCGTCGGTTGCTTGGTGGGTCAACCAACAGTGAAACCAAGTCTGACACCTTAAGCACAGCAGAGAGCAACTATGCCGCTGCGGTTAAGGGCATGGACGCTGCCTCAAAAGGCGATCCAACTTCGATTGCATACCAGCGTGCTTCTGAGAACCTGAAGCAACGTACAGCTGAGCTTGCAGGAGCACGGCGCGACATGCTTCGCGCGATGGAGGCTGAGTCTGTCAACCGTGACGGTGTGCTGAGTGGCAGGAAGGATGAAGGCAACCGTCCAGCAGGTAAGGACGCAAAGGAAGCCAAGGCAACTGACCCGACCTCTACGAATGAATACAAGGAAGCGATGCGGATCGCTCAGGAACGTCAACGCCTTCGCATCAAGGAAGGTGAAGACATCCGCAAGTACTTCCTTGATCAGGAAGAGGCTGCTCACAAGGCAAAGGAAGCCACCGACAAGCTGATTGACGCCGAAGAAGAAAGAGCCCAAGCATCGACGCGCACGGTTGAGAAGAACCGCATCTCTATCCGTGTGCTGTCGCAGTTTGGCGCGACTCAGAACGACGTGACTCTTGCTTTGATGGACTACAACATCCAGCAAGCAGAGACAGAGCTTGCAACCGCAAACAGCGGCAAAGCAACACAGGATGAGATTCGCGTCCTAGAGAAGAAGCTTCAAGTGCTCAGGCGCCTCAAGGGTGACGAGCAGACCATGCAGTCTGACGAAGGCGCAGAGCGCGACCGTCAGTCAACCTTCAAGTACGGCTGGGAAGACGCATTCGACCGCTACAAGAAGAGCGCAGGCACCGCAGCGGACACGGCCAGGGACGCTTTCAGCGCTACCGCAGGCAACATGACCCGTGCGCTTGATAGCTTCGTCACTACTGGAAAGCTGAACTTCAAGGACTTCACGCGCAGCATCATCGCCGACCTTGCCAAGATCGCGATGCAACGCGCCATCGTCGGTCTTATCGGCATGGCCTTCGGTGCCAGCGCTGGTGCAGGCGGTTACGCAGATGCAAGCTCTGCCAACTCAGCAGGCGCATTTGCCAAAGGCGGCGCCTTCAGCAACGGTGTCGAGTTCTTCGCAGGTGGCGGCGTCGTTGACCAAGCTACGGCATTTGGCATGTCAGGCGGTCGCACTGGCGTCATGGGCGAGGCTGGACCTGAAGCAATCATGCCTTTGAAGCGCGGAGCCGACGGCAAGCTTGGCGTTGCTGGTTCAGGTGGCACCACCCACGTAGAAATCCACACGCCCGTGACCATCACCATGAACGGCGATGCCGGCAATCCGTCTGACCGTGCGGCATTGGCGCAGCAGATGAAAGGTGTGGTTGATGTCCAAGTTGCCAAAGCACTCAACGACGCCCTACGTCCTGGCGGCAAGCTCAATCAGGTTCGGAGATAAGACATGGCATCGCTACCACTTCAAAGCTACATCTCGCAGGGAGGTACCAACTTCCAGCGCACTTACCGTCGGCGCGAGCTTCGCATGGGTGATGGGTTCTCACAGCGCGTCCCTGATGGCCTGAATGCTGCCGGTTGGAAAGGCACCATTGCCTACGACAACCTGAGCCTGACCGACTTCACAAGCCTGATCTCCTTCATTGATGGCATCGGCTCATGGAGCACCTTTGACTACACACCTCCTGGCGCTGCTTCAGCTTCAAAGTTCAGCGTCAACCCTGATGGCATGAGCATCAACATCTCATCAGGCAATCTGTACAGCGTCACCATCCAGGTGCAAACGGAGTTCGACCTAGCATGACAGTAGCTCAAGACGTTCAACTCTCCAGCCCAGGCGCCATTGTCGAGCTCTATTCGCTCGACGCAACCTCAAGCAGCCAAGGCATCTTCTACTTCACACCCAACACCAACGAGCTTGGCGCGGCAGTCACCTTCAACGGCGTGCCGTATGCCGGCATTCCTGTCGTGGGTGAAGGATGGTCAAAAGCTACTAGCTCTGCTGCGCCACGTCCAATGCTGACGGTGGACAACACGCATCGTGCGATGCAGGCGGCCGTCATCGCTGCGGGTGACTTGGTCAACTGCCCGCTGACGAGAACGCGTGTCTTCGCGAAGTACATCGATGCGGTCAACTTTGCAGCCGGCAACGCGCTTGCTGACCCTACACAGGTGCTGTCTGTGGATCGCTTCATCATCAACCGCAAGGTAATGCACACAAACTCAGCAATCCAGTTCGAGCTGTGCTGGGCCATTGATAGGCCGGGTGTTCGCCTTCCACGAAGGATGGTGCTTCGTGACTATGGCTTTCCTGGCGTTGGGCTTAATACCGGATGAAGAACCTGTTGGAGTTTAACGAGCACGTCTCGCGCTGCTTTCCTCAAGAAGCCTGCGGCATCGTGGTTGATGAGCTGTTCATCCCTTGTGAGAACAAGTCAGCCACGCCTGAAGAGAGCTTTGATCTTGCGCTTGAGCATCCAGCTTGGGCTGAGGACGCTGTTCAGTACGTTGTCCACTCGCACACAAAGCTGTTCAGCGTGCAAGGTGTTGACCCAAGAGCGCCGTCCAAAGCAGACATGGAGTGCCAGGTCGAGCTAGACATTCCCTTTGCCATTGTCTACTGCGATGGGTTGACCGTGTCAGAGCCGGTCTTCTTTGGCGGCACAAGCTTTCGGCCAGCTCTTGAGGAAAGAGAGTTTGTCTTCAACGCCAACGACTGCTTGACGTTGATGACGGACTACATGCAAAGCAATCATGGCATTGTGCTGCCGTCGTGCCCTCGTGATTGGGACTGGTTCAACAACGGTGAGACTTTGATTGATGACCTATGGGCCAAGTGGGGTTTTATCGAAGTTTCCTTCGAGCAGGCTAGACCTTCTGATGTGCTGCTTTTCCGTAGAGGAGCGCGGTTCACAAATCACATCGGCGTCTACCTAGGCGGTGATGACCTGCTGCATCACGCCTTCGGCCAGCTATCAGGTGTGTCAAGCATGTCGAAAGATTGTAAATACCTGCACAAGGTAATCAGGCACAAGGCTCTCACATGATCAACGTCGTCTTTCACGGCTCGCTCGCTAAGAAGTTTGGAAAGAAGCACCAGTACAACGCTGCAACCCCTTACTTGCTGACGCAAGGTGTTGTCTTGCAGCTTGGCGATGAGTTCAAGCAGCACATTGCGGACGGCGAGTGGATCGTGACCTTAGGCAAGCCTGAGAAAGACAAGTCAAACTCGATCACAGCCGAGCAAGCTCACCAACATCTAGGCAGCGTGACGGAGGTTCATTACTTCCCAGCGGTCAAAGGTAAGAGCAACGTCGTCAAGATCATCATCGGCATTGTGCTGATCTACATCTCGTGGGGAGCCAACCCAACCGGTTGGCAGATGTTGGGCATGGGCTTGGGTATGAGCCTTGTTTCAGCCGGCGTGCAGGGCTTGCTAGCTCCAAAGCCAAGAATTCCGAGCATGGCTGATAGCGAGAGCAATCCCAACTTCTTCTTCACAGGCGGCGCCAATCAGACGCAGCAGGGTGGACCTGTCCCGCTCGTCTACGGTCGAGTAGGTCGGGCAGGCTCAACGGTTATCAGCCAGGGCATTACGGTCGGTCAGCTGAGTTAAGCCCGGATAGGTAAATAGGTTCCACAGAGAGTGGGACCTAGATGCCAAAGTTTGACAGCACAGAACGCGAGTTTCAATACGACTACGACAGCACCGGGCTAGTACCGGCTGCGGCTCAGCTTCAGTCAATCGAAGTTGCCCGAGTTGTTCACCTAATCTCTGAAGGTGAGTGCGTTGGCCTCGCTGATGGTACCAATCCTGGCAAGTCTGTCTTTTTCAAGAACACAGCGCTGCAGGACGCAGTTTCAGGACTGTTCAACTATCCAAACATCAAGGTCGAGCAACGCTTCGGCACTGCTAGCCAAACCTACGTTCCAGGGTTTTCAGCGGCTGAGGCGAGCTTCTCAGTCAACAGCGAGGTCAAGGCCGGCGCACCCGTCACGCGGACAACGTCTAGCTCCAACATCGACGCGGTCAGGGTGGACGTGCAGTTCCCTGTCGGCTTGCAGAGCGTTGATGACTCGGGAACGCCCCAACCAACTTCAGTATCAGTCCAGGTCTCCGCAAAGCTGACCTCTTCTGGCACCTGGGTCGCGATCATCAATGACGGCGTCACAGGCAAGGCTGAGCCTGGGTTTGAGAAGTCCTACTACGTGCCACGGCCAAGCGGCTCTGGAACATGGGACATCAAGGTCGAGCGCCTAACGGCGGATGCTGTCAATCCTGCCCGTGTCTCAGACAAGACCACCTTCTACCGCCTGACTGAGATTCAGGACGTTAAGCAGACCTATCCGCACTCTGCTTATGTCGCGCTGTCCTATGACGCACGCACAGCGCCTGATGCGTCCCCGCAGACGTTTGACTTCATCGGGATTCTGTGTGCGGTGCCGTCGAACTACAACGCTGCAACTCGCGTTTACACAGGCGTTCCTTCAGGCGCCATGTCTGCGACAAAGACATGGTCCTACAACAGCACGACCCGCATGTGGGACCACACCACAACGGGAACGCTGTACTGGACAGACAACCCGGTCTGGCATCTCTATGACTTGCTGACAAATAAGCGGTACGGTGCAGGTGACTTCATTGACCCTGCCGGCATCGACTTTTCCTCCTTCTACGCTGCGTCCGTGTACTGCGACGAGCTGGTGCCTGTCACAACAGCTACTGGCACCGTCTATGAGCCTCGCTTCAGGTTCAACTCGCAACTGACCCAGATGGACGACATGTGGAAGATGGTCCAGATGCTGGCTTCCACCTTCAACGCCGTTGTCTATTCGTCAGGCGGCCTGATCAAGCTTGTTCAAGACAGGCCAACAGCAGCCTCTGTGCTCGTCACGAAGTCCAACATCTCTGAGGAAGGCTTCAGCTACTCCTCTTCTGATGGTTCTACGCGCCACACAGCGGCACGTGTTGCATACAACGACCTCACTAACGGGTGGCAACAGACCTCTGTCCTCTACTACGACGACAGCACAAGCTATCCTTACAACGTGACGGACATCGTCGCATGGGGATGCACGTCTGAAGGTCAAGCGCGTCGGGTAGCACGTTGGGCCGTTGACACTGAGCTTCGCAACACGGACATGGTTTCCTACCGTGCGCCGCTGAGCCATGTGAACGTCGAGCCAGGAACCGTCATCAAGGTGATGGACACCGACTATGCCAACTCGCTCTTGGCAGCGAAGGTGGTTTCGGCAACTTCAACAACCGTCACCTTAGACCGCCCGGTCACGATCACCAGCGGCACAAACCTGATTGACGTGCTGCTTGCGGACGGCAAGACAACCCAGCAACGGACGGTCGCCAACGGTCCTGGCAGCTACACGGTCCTCAGCGTGACAGCCGCGTTCTCTCAAACCGTGCCTCCAGGCGCCGACGTGATTGTCAGCGGCAACATCGTTCCTCGCCTGTTCCGCGTGGTGGACATCAAAGAGGACAAAGACGGCTTCTTCGAGGTCTCGGCGCTTCAGTACGACCCAACCAAGTACTCACGTGTTGAGACTGGCGTCAGCACTACAGCTCAGGTCTTCAGCGATACCACACGCAACACGGTTCCTGGTCCTGTCACAGGCTTGACTGTCATCCTGCAAGCTGCTTCGGCTGTTGACACGGTCTTCCGTGACTTGTACGTCTCTTGGACTCGACCGACAGACGCATCGAAGTTCACCGTTCAGTACCGGAAGCGCGGCGAGGCATGGACTCAGCTAGATGAGATCGGCACCGCGTTCTTCACTATTGAAAACGTCACGACCGGCACCTATGACATCAACGTCTACTCGATCTCCAAGTGGGGCCTGCCTTCACCTGTTGTCTCGACATCCTACGGCGTTGACCTCAGCGGCTCGACAACTCCTGTTGTAGCAAGCGTCACAGGCCTGTCTGTCTTAGGTGGTGGCACTAGCTTTACAGGCCAAGACCTGACGGTTGTCTGGACGAACCCATCAAGCAACTTGGGTAAGAACCCAGCGGTCAAGGACTTCGTTGTCAAGGTCTACACAACGGGTGGCACGTTGCTGCGCACCGAGACTGTTCCTACTGTCCAACCTGGAACAACCCAGACCTACACCTACACCTTCAGCAAGAACCTGGATGACGGTGGCCCACGTCGCTCTGTCCGCATCGATGTCCAGACACGTGACGCGCTGAACGCCTTGGCGTCTGCGGCGGCCGCAACCCTGTCGAACCCTGCGCCGGCTGCGTTGTCGAGCATCGCGCTTGTCGGTGGTATCGGCAACATCAAGATCAGCTTTGCAAAGCCGGCTGACACCGACTTAAAAGGCGTCTTGGTTTGGCGCTCGACTACATCAGGCTTCACGCCAGCTTCGGGCAACCTGCTCTATGACACAGGCGACAACTACCTGTCTGACCAAGCTGACTTTGGCACGACCTACTACTACAAGCTCGCAGCCTATGACACCTTCAGCAAGCCTCTAGACGGCTCAGGCTTGAATGTCAGCTCGCAGATCAGCGGCGCAGCCTTGGCAGGCGCCGGCATTCCTGAGGTGTCGAGCTTACCGTCTCCAACCGGCTACACAGGTCCAAGCATCGTCTACAACCAGACGGACGGCCAGCTCTACTCTTATGTTGGTGGCGCCTGGCAAGCAACGATTCCCCCTGTTTCAGGCATCGCTGATGGCTCCGTGACTATCGCGAAGTTTGCTTCGACCTTACGTCCTATCGAAGTTCTTGGCTCCCTGCCAACTACCGGCAACGTCACGGGCCGCATTGTTCTGCTAACAGGTGACGGCAAGCTATATCGTTATGACGGCTCAGCCTTCATTGCAACGGTTCCATCAACAGACATCACAGGCACGCTGAGTGACTCCCAGCTTGCAGCAATCGCCGCAGCCAAAATCACCGGAACTATCGTTGCTTCACAAATTGCGGACTCAACACTCACAACGGCCAAGTTCGCTTCTGGCATCGAACCTGTAGGTGTTGTGTCCTCTGTACCTGGGACGCTCAGCACGCGCGTCATCTTCAACACCACCGACGGCAAGGCTTACCGTTGGAACGGCACCTCCTATGTCTCCTCAGTGCCTGCTGTTGACATCACAGGCACGCTAAGCAATTCGCAGATTGCGGACCTTGCTGCAGCAAAGCTAACCGGTCAAATCACGACAACGCAGATCACGGATAGCTCGATCAGCACCGCAAAGATTGCAGCAGGCGCCATAACGGCAGCGAAGATTGCAGCTGACACGATCACTGCAAACGAGATTGCCTCCGGCGCAATCACTACCGCTGAGCTTGCTGCGGGCTCAGTAACCACAACAAAGCTGACGACGGGTGCTGTGACCGCCAACGAAATCGCCTCCAACGCGATCATCGCCGGCAAGATCGCGGCAGGCGCGGTGAGCGCCACTGAAATTTCTGCAGGCGCTATCACGACGAGCAAGCTCCTTGTCACAGGTCAAGGCGCTGCACTTAATGATGATCCTTCATTCATTGATGCCAGCGCTTGGACAGGCACATTTGGTGCGGCGCCAAGCTACACAACGATTACTGATGGCGTCTCAAATCGCAGCGCCGCGCGGTTCACAAATGCTGGCGCAATTCAATCACGCGTCTTTCCATTAGCACCAGGCCGGACCTATCGGGTTTCAGCATATCTACGCCGCACGTCAGGTTCTGGCTTTGCGTACATTCGTCTCTGGCAACGCGACGGCGCCAATACGAGCGGAACGTATATTGTTCCGACCTCCACTGGAAACCTTGAGTCGTTTGCTCCTTCCACCACGTGGACGCGATATGTCGGCACCGTCACGACCGACTCTACAACTGTCTCAGGCTATCTGGAGCTTTACGCGAACTACAACACAACGGGAGTCACTGACCTGCAGGACTTCCGTGTCGAGGAGGCCATCGCAGCATCTTTGATTGTTGACGGAACGATCACTGGCTCCAAGATCGCCGCGAACACGATTACTGCGGCCAACATTGCTGCAGACACGATCACAGCTAGCCAGATCGCTGCAAACGCGATAACGGTTACTGAGCTATCTGCCGGCGCGGTGACCACAGCCAAGCTTGCCGCAGGCGCTGTGACAGCAAATGAACTAGGCGCAAATAGCGTAGTTGCAGGAAAAATTCAGGCAGGCGCAATCAGCGCTGCAGAGATCGCCGCAGGTGCAATCAGGACAGACAAGCTGCTTGTCACTTCGCGTGGTCAGGCTTTGAACGACGACCCTGCTGTTGAGGACATCAGCGCTTGGTCCATCCAAGGCCCTGGTGTTTCGATTGGGATTGGAACTGATGCGACGGGATCAGTAGGCGCAAACTACTTTGCAAACAGCACTGGAAGCGCGAATGCACAAGTCTTCTCAAGACCTCTTGTCATAGATCCGCAAAAAGTGTATTTCGTTAGCGCAAACTTGTACGTTGCTGGTGGCAATGACCGCAACATGTACATCTTTGTCGACATGTACGACGGAGCAGGCAACAGAATCCCTGGTGGGGACATTTCACCACCTTGGGGTGGAACCTTAGCTGGCTATGTCTACGGCTACACACCACCCGAAGGCGTGTTTACTCGTTGTGGCGGACAGATCGGCCCGGGAACGGGTCGCGTAATCCCTGCGCACTGCCGCTCAGTCAAGATTGGTGTTTGGTTTCAGTACAACGGCTTTGGCTCATCATCTGTATTGCAGGCGGCACAGGACATTCGCATCGAGCGCGCGAATGACGGAAACTTGCTTGTCGATGGAACGATCACGGCTGCAAAGGTTGCAGCCGGAACGCTGACAGCTAATGAGATCGCAGCAAACACGATTACAGGCGGCAAGATCGCTGCAAGCACGATTACTAGCTCAAATATTGCGGCAAACACGATCACAGCCAGCAATATTGCGGCAGACACAATCACAGGTGACAGGCTGGTTGCCGGCACAGTGACAGCCAGCAGGATAGACACGCGTGACTTAACGATTAAGAACAGCGCAGGTACCGTTGTTTTTAGCGCCGCTGTTCCTCTCACAGCGTCCTATGCTGATAACGCACTAAGGAACAGCAGCATCACTGTAGACAGCGCTGGCGTCCTGCAAGGAGCTGGAACTTCTGGCGTGACAGTCAACAATTCTGTGTTGCCGCTCGGAGCAAACGTTCTCTATAACGCTGACTTTAGTAACGGGCTCAACGGATGGTCCCTTGTCAATAGCGGTATAGCAATAGGCGCACAGGGGGTTAACCTCAACTCTGACTATCAACTTGTGCCGGCTGGTGCTCCAGGTTCTGACGTGCTCTATGCGTATCAAAGCAACAGAACCGGAGACAGCAACAACTATTGCGAGTGGCAAAGTCCGCCTATTCCTGTTGAAGTCGGTAAGCGCTATGTCCTGAGCGCATACACGGGCGCACATCGGGCCACGGTGATCATCTTTGCATATCTCTACGACGCGGCCGGTACCATCTTCACCAACACCTATGGCATCAGTGGTACGTCACCATATAACGCCGCAGAAGCGTACGGTGGAAAAACTATCGACACATTTAAGCGGATAAGCTCATACGGAGACATGCCGAGTGGTACTGCATTCATTCGGTTGATGGTGCGAAAGCTTGACACGAACAGCGGCTCAAGCAACAGCTATATGTTCGTCGCTCGCTGCCAAGTTGAAGAGGTTGCCGCAAACACGACAGTTCCGGGTCCTTGGGCTTCTAGCGGGTACACAGATCAGACGTCTGTGCGAGCTCTAAACCCAATCACAGCAGCAAATGCGTCGACCTACATCGCGTCCGCGGCTATTGACATCGCACAGATTAAGACAGCTTCCATCGGTTCCCTGAGCGCACTATCTGCTGAGCTCGGAAACGCCGTGATCAGCTCATCTGGATCGTTAAAAAGTGGTCAAACGGCGTACAACACAGGCACCGGATTCTGGATCGGCATGGGATCTGGAACGCCAAAACTCAGCATCGGCAATCCTGCGGGCAACAACCTGAGATGGGACGGCGCCGAACTGCTAATCAACGCCAAGTTTGACACGTACTCAGCAAGCGCTTCGGGCGGCTCCTCATCCTCTGTAAGCAACGGAGCAATCTCGGGTGCTTTCAGCAGCACGGCTACCCCAAGTGGCGGCTTAGCGAGCTATACCTACAACTGGACATTGGCAGTGGACTACCCGTACATCACTGGCGAGGTGGCGATTGAAGGCGGCGCCAACAGCGCAACTGTGTACCTGAAAAGCTCGGGCACCAACCAATACAACGATGCCTACTTGACCTGCTACGTCACCGACTCCAACGGTCGAGTCGCTATGGCAACCAAGTTCGTGCGCATCAACCACGGAACACCAGGAACATTGCCATGATGACAAAGACTTATGCGGTGCTTGACGGCACCAAGATTGTTCGATTGGAGGTGTCCGAGCATGAGCACGCAGGAGTATTCGTTTCAGACGAGCCTGTCTTTTGGCCTGAGCCTCCTCACGCAGGCGTGGAGCTGCACTGGATTGACGAGGCTTTTACGTGGGTGAATGCCTGCAGCCTTGAGGAGGCACGAGCTGACAAGTGGGCCGAGATCAAAGCTGCTCGCGCAGCGGTCATCGATTCTCACCTTGAGACGCCTTACGGTGTCTTTCAGGGAAGACCCCAGGACAGGCAAGCAATCTCTGACTCGATCACGCATGCTCAGATCATGAAGGCGACAAAGCAGCCGGTCAGCATCTCATGGACCCTGGCTAATAACGAGGTTGTTGACCTTGACTTGCCGAAGCTGCTGCAAATGGGCCTGATGCTTGGACAAAGAACACAAAAAGCGCACGGAACAGCAAGAGAACTACGGGCTGCTATTGATGCTGCTGAAACGGTTGATGCTGTCAGAGCCATCGTCTGGCCTTAAATAGCACCATGAGCAACATCATTAACCTAGTAGCCGACCAAGGTTCCTCGCTGACACAGACCTTCACTTTGAAAGACGTTGACGGGCTTGCATTCAACCTGACAGGTTTCGACGCAAGGCTGCAGGTTAGAAAGACCTACGGCGCCACCGCTGCAGAGATCAACGCAACGCTTGCCAATAGCAAGCTTGCTTTGACTAATGCTGTTGGAGGTGTGCTGACGTGGACCATTTCACCAAGTGACACGACGGGAATCAGATTCAATGAAAAGGATGATGACTCGCTTGAGCTTGTCTTTGACCTTGAGGTGATCTCTGCTGCAGGGAAGGTGTATAAGCCAGCGCGAGGTACCATTACCCTCAATCGCGAGGTTACGAGGTAAGAGCTTTACGGCGGGCATAGGCTGCTCTCATCCTTTCAATAGATTCTGGCGAATTCTTTCTTCCCTTGTTCCCAGCAGCGATTTTCGCTCGGGTCTCTTGCGTATGGGGGACTCGAATTTGCCGTTTTTGTGCCGCACTGTTTTTCTCACGATGTTCTTGACTGTGCGTTTTTCCCAATAGAGACTTCGCAATCTTGCGGCGATGCTCTTCGGATTTGGGCTGACCAATTGTTGAAGCTGATTGCAGCTTTCGAGTTCTCTTACGGTCCTCAGCTGTTCTGCTTAACAAGCCGGCAGAAATGTTCGCTTTATGTTGGTCAGACAGTGTGCGTCCGCGTTGCGCCAAGGCTGCACGCGTGCGATCCATTTTGAACAACTGCCGAGCTTCACGTCCTTTGTGATTTGCTGCGCATCTCATTACGGCAAGTGCGAGTTTGTTGTTCTCTGGGTACATTCTGCATAGCAGTCTGTGCGCAAACAAATGCTCTTCAGGCAAAAGCTTAACAAGGTTTGCATTCGAGTCATCTCCACCCATGCACTTAGGGATGATGTGATGGCGCTCTGTATAGACGTCTCTGCCATAGATGCGCATCTTGGCTCTTTCGATGAGCCGGTCGTAGTGGGCTTGGTAATTCATAGTCAGCTCAACAGCTTCATTCAGCAGCTTGTTGGGTGATGACCGAGTCTTGCAAAACCCGGTCATCTGCTGCTGAATTACCATCCATTGCAGATGGCAGAGGTATTTACCGCTTCCAAGGTAAATAGATCAGCGCCTTAAGGCGCTTTCTACATCACTAAGGAAGCTGACATGCCAGCATCGATTACTCAAGCAAACAAGATCCTCGAAGCGCAGGTCGGCAAGACCGCCTTCGGTACACAGGTCGCATACGTTGGCCTCTCAAGCACGACTCCAGCAAACGGCAACCCGCCTACGAACATTACAGAGCCATCCGGTGGCTCTTATGCACGTGTCACAACTTCTGGCGCAACGTGGGGCTCCGCATCTGCGGGTTCAATTACTAATGCCGCAGCAATTACATTCCCCACGGCGAGCGCGGATTGGGCGAGCGGCTCCAATATGACATACGGCATTCTTTACGATGCCTCTACTGCAGGAAACGTCATTGGCTACGGTGTCTTGACGGTTGCTAAGAACGTGCTCTCGGGTGACACGGCCTCAATCGCTATCGGTCAGTTGACAGTCACGATCTCTTAAGCGGTGAGTAGATGCCAATCACTCACAAGAATCGCGTTCAGTGCGCGGTTAGCAACACGCCTAGCACATCGAGCGCGCTGACAGTTAGCACGGCTACAACTGGCAATCGCGGGTTTGTAGCGGGCGACGATGGTAAGAGCTTTGACGTGCTTCTCTCTGACGGCACGGCGTGGGAGGTACGCACAGGTTGCGTCTACACGCACTCTGGCACATCGCTGGCTCGCGGCACCCTAGAGGACAGCAGCACCGGCAGCGCCATCAGCTTGACGAGCGCAACCATTGTCACAGTGACGGCTACGGCAGGCTTTGGCAACCGGATTGAGGCGCTGCTTCAAGCGACGATCCCTGGCGGTCGGCTGACCCTGACCACCGGCGTTCCGATGACGAGCAGCGACGTGACCGGCGCTACGACGATCTACTACACGCCATATGTCCACAACTGTGTTTGCTTGTGGGACGGCGCTCGGTGGGTGCCTACGTCTTTCACTGAGGTTTCCCTCGCTCTAGGAACCGTGACAAGCGGCCGTCCGTATGACGTGTTCGGCTATCTCAGCAGCGGCGTGTTGGCGCTTGAGCTGCTTTCGTGGACCAACGATTCAACAAGAGCAACCGCTGTCACTCGACAAGACGGGCGGCTTTGCAAGAGCGGTGACAAGACACGTCTGCTGCTTGGAACCATTCGCACGACATCCACAACGGCGACCGAGGACAGCATTGCAAAGCGCTTCGTCTGGAATGTCTACAACCAAGTTCCGCGCACTCTACAGAAGCTAGGATCAGGAAGCTGGAGCTATTCGACCAACACGTGGCGCCAAGCCAATGCCGACTCGGCAAACCAAGTTGAGATTGTTGTAGGTCAAGACACGCTGCTCAAGGTCACTGCATTTCATCTCGCAGGCGGCAACTCAGGCGTCGGCATCCGCTGCGGGATCGGAGAGGACTCGACATCGGCTACGGCTTCTGAGTCGATTGGCCGTCAGACGAACTTGCCAAGCGGTGCTGGTGGTGACTTTCGCCAGATCACTTGCGCCTTGGTCAAACAGGCGGTGACTGGTTATCACAAGTACTGCTGGCTTGAGGCCTCAGACGTTGGCGGCAGCAATACCGCTTGGTATGGCTCAACAACGCCAGAGCCTGGAAGCACTCAAGGCTTATTCGGAGAGGTTTTAGCATGAGCATGATCACTTCGCTTCCAACGGTAATCGGCTCTGGCTGTGTCGGAGCCTCTGACCTGGGCAATGGCGCTTTTAGGATTGACTTCCTTGATAGCAGCCGCCCAGCTACAGCCGCTGAAATTGCCTCTGCCAAGACAATAAGCGATGCCGATGACGCAGCGTCAACATTGCTACCTGCGCAGAGAATTGCGGCCCTGGCCGCGTATAGCCGGATGCAGACGATCATTGACGGTGCCGACACAGCTACGACGGCTCAGCTTCGTGCCGCTGTCAAGGACATGGCTGGCGTGATGCGCGCACTCATCAAGCTAGCGGCGAGGTAAGCCATGTGGGCTGCAGCTCCGTGGGCCTCGCTGCCGATTGCCTCGTTTCCGCAGGCTGTAGGCTCAAGTAAAACTCTTGCCTTCGCGGTGGCTGAAGGGATTAGTCATGGGACCGCTCTGCAGCGCACACGGTCTGCATCGGCAAGCATTGCTGAAGCTATCAGTCAGGCAACCGCGCTTAAAAGGCAACGTGCCTTAGCGGCTACATCCGCTGAGACTCTCGCACAAGTGTTTGCGGCATCGAGGATTCGCCCGGCCAGCTTGAGCATCGCAGTCGCTGAAGCTCACGCCGCAAGCTTTCGCCGTACTCGCGGGTTCGTTGCGTCTGCTACTGAGACTATGACCTTCGGCCTCGCAGCGAATCGTGCTCGCGGCCTTGTAGGCACTATCGCTGAAACACAGACTCACTCAGTAGCTCTCAATCGCCTGAGGTCGGCAACGATCTCTCTAGCTGAAGCTGTCGGCTATAGCTTCAGCGTCAACCGCCAGCGCCAGCTAGCTCAGGCAGCTATCACTGAAGGCGTCACTCACGCTGTAGCTCTCAAGCGCGCACGAAACGTCGTCTCAGCGCTCAGCGAAGTCATTACCTACACGATAGAGCTCACAGGTTACGGCCAGAAAACCTTTGCCTTTGCGGTTGCGCAGGTCGAGGCTATTGCTGTGGCGGTCAAACGTGCACGTGGGCTGATCACTTCCTTGGCGGAGTCTGAGGTCTTGTCATCAGACATCAGGCGTGCTCGCTCTGCGGCGATGACTGTTTCTGAGCTTGAGGCGATGACGGCCAACTTGGCTCGCCTGCGTGTCGTCGCCTTCGTGGACTCTGAGACACAAGGCAACGCATTTTTCCTGAGACGCGCTCGGAACGTCACCGTCAGCATGGCCGAGTTCGAAGCCGTTGCAGCTTCCTTCAACCGCGCACGTGCCTTCATCACTGCGATCAACGAGACGCAGGCTCATGTCTCGAATTTCGGTCGGCTGCGCAAACAGGTGATGACGATCAACGAGACACAGGGAACTACGGCGGCGCTTCATCGCCTTCGCAAGCTTGTTCAGTCGATCTCTAACACGACCACCTATAGCTTCACCCTACGTGTTGCCACCGTCGAGAGCGATGCAAGCATTCTCAACGTGACTGTGGAATGGACAGAGTGGGTTAGTGAAGGCAATGGCGTTTTGAGGCTGACACCAAGGTCAGAGACCCTGATGCTGCAGTCATCCTTTGAGGACATCGTGACGGTCGTTCAAGGCTTCAACAACGTCTGCATCATCCCAACCAACACTTTATGAGGTCAGTCCGAATTCCTAGGGTCTTTGCCTAAATAAATCCGTAATTGAAGGATGAACATGGACAACGAAGACCTGAGAGATCGCGTGACAAGAGCAGAGCAAAACATCATGAACCAACGCGAGAACTTTGCTTCTTTCAAGCAGGATGACTTCGGCTCCTTGAAGCGCGAAGTTCACTCCATGAGAGCTGAGATGTCAGCCAAACTCGACGAGCTGCTGACCAAGATCAACAACATCAACCTGACGATTGCAAAGTACGTTGGCATGGGAACCGTGCTGCTTGTGATCGCGGAGTTCGCCCTGAAGAAGTTCTTCGGCTAAATAAGCCCTTTGGAGCTTCCCATGGACAACTTCCTCACATCACTTGCCGGCGCCCTGAAGTCGAAGACTGTCTGGTTCAACATCATCACGGGCGCGATGGAGCTTGCGAATGCCTTCACAGGCACCTTGCCGCAGGGCTCGGCCATGGTCATCAACGTGGTCGGCAACATCATCCTGCGCTTCCTGACTACGCAGAGCTTGGCGACCAAAGGTCAGTGAACCCACTAAGGAAACCCGACCTGGGTTCCCTTGTTGCATCGCAGCAAAAGACCCCGTGGTCGGGTGTTCCTGGCTATCACCAAATGGTGGAAAACCTTAAACTGCCCCTGCCGGCCATAGCCAAAGCCGGCAGGAGCGTCCTATCTCCTGATAGGGAATCGCTTTTTCATGGTGTGCCCCTGTGAAGGCGTGTTGCACTAGGACCCCGGCAGCGTCGCGAGCGCTGCTTGGGGATCCACTTTCCCACTTTGTTGACTGAGGCCATGGGCTGCTCCGACAAGCTAGGTGGGATGCCCCATTCTAAGAGAAGCGCTTTGGAGTGGTGGTCCCGGTTTGGGGGTCACTTACATCTCACCGCAGCCTGACTTATCCACACCCTTGGACTTAAGGGTCCTAACGTCTAAGTCGTTGATAGCACATAGATTTTATGCGCCGTTGCATAGTGACATGTCACACTGTTCACAGTAAATCGTTGAGCCATCAAGGAAAAGTCGGTCAGCGTTACGCCACAACGACAGAGTTCTTGTCGGACAACAAATCCAGGGTTTTCAGCTGTGTTCCCACTATGCTTCCCTGTGGATAAGTTCAGTAATCGCAATCAATTGCGAATCCCCCTCTAAAGGGGGGTGTGTTGCTAGGGCGCGACATGCTCCTCGCGGGCTGAATCGTCCACCTCGAAGCTGCTTCCGCTCTTCAAGGTCACCACGAAGTAGCGGTCTTCCTTTGAGCCCTTCGGCGAGGGTCCAAGGGGGTAGAAGGTGATCTTCTCGACTACGCCGGCGAGCAGCGCGGCAAGCTGCTGACGTGTGCGCCGTAGCTCGACGACCTTCGGCGCTAGGTTCGCAGTCAGGACTTCAAGCTCGGTGGTCAGCGCCTGAATGACGGCGGGGTCAGCGGCCGGGCGCCGTGTCGTGGCCTTGGTTGCTGTCTTCAACTTCGCTTCAAGCTGCTGCAACTCCTTTGTTGGGTCCTTCAGCTTCTTGAACAGCTTGAGTAGCTTCTCCATCCGGTCCTGACCGCTGACCTGATGCGCGCTCAGAGCGTTGACCCGCTGCTGCTGCTCGGCTGCCTGCGCCTTGAGCTTGGACTTTTCAGCCTCCAGCTCTTTCAGCCGCTTGACCAGGGTTGCTGGCGCATCACCCTCTTCAATGGCTTTTGCGATGTTCCCGGCGCGCCGCTCGCTTTCCAGAAGCAGCCCAGTCAACGTGGCTAGGTTCAGCTTTTCTTGGTCAAGCTTTGAGCTGTCATCGCCCACGAGCTGAGACACGTCGAGCTGTGTGAGCCAGAACAAGACCTTGGGCTCAAACTCATCCACAAACCAGATCGTCGCCTTGGGGCAGGCCTTGGGTTCCTTGATCCTGGCGCCATGGCAACCCATGTACTTGCGCTCGTAGCCCTTGCGGTTCGGGTTCCGCGCTTGCTCCTTGTACCCACTGATGGCGAAGGCGAAGCCGCAGTAGCCGCACTTCAGTCGGCCTGAGAACAAGTTGCTGAGAGTCTCACCTCGACCGCTGGTGGCCTGAGTTGTTGCTCGGTCTGTTCTGAGGCCTTGCAGCCGATAGAACCGGTCTTCCTCGATCAAGGGTGGGTAGTACCCTTTGACGATCTCACCGTTGAGACGGATGCCACCGTGCAACGCCGGGTTCCTCAGCATCTTTTGTAGGTAGGACGGCTGCCAGCTGCCTGACTTCGACCAAGCCATCACACCTCTGTCGTGGAGCATCTTGAGCAGGGTGTTGTTGCCTACGCCCTTCTCCGACTCAGTGATCAGCCAAAGCAGGACTTCAGCGCGCTCTGGAACCAGCTCGAAGCCTGACCTGTCAGCTTTGGTCGTGATCCAGTAAGGCGTCTTCTTGCTCATCACCTTGCCTGAGGCGATGGCGTGCTTCTTCTTCTCTCCCCAGGCTTCTTTGACGCGCTTGGACTTGGTCTTCGACTCGCTGTTGGCTCGGATCGCCTCCATGAAGACGGTCATCAACAAGAACGGGTTCTTGTCCAGCGTCTCGCGGTTGAATTTCTGCTCGTCGTGCAGCGTGATGATCGTCAGGCCGGCATTGATGATGGCCGTGAACAGGGCCAAGGCGTCCAGCGGGATGGCGCGCGACAGCCGGTCAAAGTTCTCGATCAGCAGGATGGACCCGGAGGCAACTTCGCCTGTCTTGACCTTGCCCAAGAAGGCGCCTAAAGCACCCTTGTCCAGGTTTGACCTGTCGTATGCCGAGACGCCAGAGTCCTGGAAGCTCAGTTCTTCGTCAATTTGTAAGCCATGGCGCTTGGCATAGGCGGCGGCTGCTTCAACTTGACGGCGTTCGCTATCGCCATCGGCTTGGCCGGCAGAGCTAAAGCGCGTGTAGGAGATGACCTTCGGGGTAGCGTTCAAGTGTCCGGTCCTTCAAAGACAGATTGTCGTCAAATCCGTTACAGCCGGTCCTTTTAACCGACATCAGATGCGCGACGCCCGTGGTGCGGAACAAGTCCCAGTCGTCGCGCGTGATGGCGGCCTGATCGCCGATCACCAGCGCCGCCAGCACGCCGGCTGCGGTGCGGTCGGGGACGCGATGCAGG